AAGGCGACGTCATTCTAGGACGTTTGGCAATGGGGGCAGATTTCTTAAATCCTGCTGCTGCTGTTGAATTAGTAGCTGGAATTGATGTATCCGCTAACTGGAACAACACTGCTGTTTCTAACGCTGACTTTACTTCAGCTTAATTTATATTTATATATATACATGGGGAGTCTTCGGGCTCCCTTTTTTTTTACAAAAATTTTATGGCTTCCACAACAATAGATACCGAGACCGAACTCTCCGCTGTAAACTCAATACTGGGAGCTATTGGTCAATCACCCGTAACCTCGTTAGTCTTTGATAATCCAGAAATATCATTCATCTACAACTTACTGAGAGATGCTAATGTAGATCTACAGAATGAAGGATGGCATTTCAATACAGAGAAACATGTAACATATACACCCGATGCTGTTACTGGTAAGATAGAAATAGCTGATGATATATTAAGAATGGATGTAACAGAGGGTTGGAGAAAGAGAGAATTTGATGTAGTAAGAAGGAATGGATATCTATATGATAAGTATGATCACACAGATGATTGGTCAGATACAACAGAAATATTATTAGATGTTGTTAGGTTATTAACATTCAATGATTTACCTAGTGTATTTCAAAGATTTATAATAGCTAGAGCATCAAGGGTAGCAGCAACCCAACTGGTAGCTAATGCACAATTAGTACAATTATTATCTACACAGGAACAATTAGCTAGAGCTGCATGTATGGAATATGAATGTAATCAAGGTAATCATACTATGTTTGGTTTCCCAGAAGATTCAGTACATACTACTTATCAACCTTGGAGGAATCTTAGTAGATAATGGCGTCAATCACACAAACTATACCTAGCTATACTGGTGGTATATCTGAGCAGCCAGATCAGTTAAAAGTACCAGGACAAGTTAAGAGTGTACAAAATGCTATACCAGATATAGTGAATGGATTATATAAAAGACCTGGTGCTAAACGAATAGGTACCACACCACTAGCTAATGTGCAGAGTGGTGGTAGTTGGTTTCATTATTATAGAGATGAAACAGAAGGATCATATATAGGACAAGTAGCAGCTGATGGTAGAGTAAGGGTATGGAGTTGTAATGATGGTACCGAAAAAGATGTTGAATATGATACAGCAGGACAAGCTTATAATGGTGGTGACTCAGATCATACATCAATTACATCTTACCTAACTCCTAGTGTTGTTGATGGTGTCTCTCAAACAGAAGATATACAAGCTTTAACTATTAATGATACTACCTTCTTAAATAATAGAAGTAAAGTTGTTGCTACTACAGGTACTACTACTGCTAGACCACATAAAAATTTTGCTTATATTGAATTAGCTAGAACAGAAAATGGTAGACAGTATGCTCTGAATATATATGATGATGAGACTACACAAAATATGTCAGTATGTACTAAACTTGAAACTACTTCAAATACTTTAGGAGAAGGTGACAGTAGTGGTCAATGTTTAGGTATAGGTACTGCTGTAACTATAAGAGATGATGGTAGTAAAAAGAATTTAGTTTTTAGAATTAGTGTGTTAGGTCAGCAGGGTGTAGTACATGGTAAGACTGGTACTGTAGATGCTGATGATTATGGTTGCTCATATAGCCCTGAGGTAACTCTATTACATGGTGGAGAGGGATGGCCATTAAACGAGACATTTACTACTAATGGACCTGCTACTACAGGTGCACAAGATGGTGGTGGTGCTCCACACACATATAATAGTCAAGCGACATTCAATATGAAAGTAACGGATATCGAAATAGCACCTATCAGAGCTAATGTTAAAGCAGTTAGACCTAGACCCACACCTTTTGATGGAGATACTTCTGTAAGTACTGATAGTATATTAGGTGGTATTGTTAGTGAATTATCTGGTGTTACAGTTAATGGTAACGCTTTAAATTATAAATTAGTTGGTAATGGTATATACTTATATACTGCTGCTGATGCTGATGATTTTAATGTAGAGATTGTAGATCAAGATCTCATGCGTGTCATGCAGACTGAGGTTAATGATGTATCAACTTTACCATTTCAATGTGTACATGGAACCATTGTTAAAGTATCTAACACTCAGAGATCTGATGAAGATGATTACTATGTTAGATTCTTTGGTGAAAATGATAAAGATGGTCCTGGATCTTGGAAAGAAGTTGCTGCACCTGAGATAGTTAAGAGTTTCGATTCTACAACTATGCCACATATCCTACAACGACAAGCTAATGGTAAATTTTTAGTTAAAAAATATACTTATTCAGATAGAGAAGTAGGGGATAATGTAACTAATCCAATACCATCCTTTGTAGGTAAAACTGTAAATAGAGTATTATTCTTTAGAAATAGATTAGCTTTTTTATCTGGTGAAAATGTTATAACATCTAGACCTGGCTCTGTAGCTGAACCTAACTTTTGGTCTAATACAGCATTAACAGTTAGTGCGGCAGATCCTATTGATATATCTTGTTCATCTAATTACCCCTCTGATTTATACGATGCTATAGAAACTAATACTGGTTTACTATGTTTCAGTACCAATGCTCAATTCTTACTTGCATCTGATGATACAATTATGAATCCAGATACAGCTAAACTAAGAGCTGTGTCTTGGTATAATTATCATAAAACTATACCTCCTATATCATTAGGTCAGACTGTAGGATGGGTAGATAACTCTAATAAATATAGCCGTTTTGTAGAGATAGCTAATATTGCTAGAGAAGGATCACCGATGATAGTAGATACAAGTAAGGTTGTACCTACTTTAATACCTAAAGATATAGATTTATTTACTAATTCAAGAGAGAATAATCTAATATTCATTGGTAAAACTGGTTCAGATACAGTAATAGGTTATAGATATATAAGAACTGGAGATAAGCAACTGCAAACTGCTTGGTTTAAATGGAAATTTAACAATACATTAAAGTATCATTTTTGTATTAATGATGAATACTATATTTTAGATGTTGATAATTTCTTACAGAAAGTAAATATAGTACAAGCAGATGCTGATTTAAGTATTACTCAAGATACTGTAGATTACCAGATACATTTAGATAACTATACTACAGTAAGTGGTGGTGTATATAATAGTACTACTGGATTAACTACTTTCACTAATCAATCTGATTGGATAGATCAGGTAACAGCTCCTAATCCTATAGTTAATCAATTAGTTGTAGTTGATACAGATAACGACACACCAAGATTAGGTAGATATGGAGTATGTACAACCATCAATGGTGATGATTTTACTGTACCTGGCAACTGGGATTGGACTGAAGAGTTTGAGTTTGAACATACAAGTGTTAATGCAAGTAATGAACAGATAACATTAACTACTGGAGCTACAGATCATGGATTAGAAAAAGGTGATTTAGTAAGATTTGTAGAAGGAACTGCAAGTGTTGGAGGTTTAACTAGTGGTAATAATTATTATGTTATAGATGCTTCTATAAATAATATAGCATTAGCTAGTAGTTTAAGTAATGCCAATGCAGGAGTTGCAGTTAACATAACCAGTCAAGGTACAGGTACCCATAAGGTACAGAAATTAGTTACTGATTTAAACATAGGCTATCTATATGAATATAATGTAGAGTTTCCTAGATTTTATTTACAACAATCATCTGATGATAGAGTACAATCTGATACCAATTCTAAACTTACTGTTCATAGAATGAAGTTAAACTTTGGTAAGATAGGTTTATATTCAACTACACTTACTAGAGTAGGTAAAGATCCTTATACTGATACATATGAATCAACTGATATGGATGAATATGATGCATCAGATGCGCCATATTTAACTGAAAAAATTAAAGACATCCCAATATATGAAAGAAATACTAACGTAGATGTAACATTGAAATCCTCCCATCCAGCACCTGCTACTCTGAGATCTATGTCTTGGGAAGGTGACTGGGCTCCAATGCACTATCGTCGTATATAATGTCAAAATACATTCACCCAATTACAATTAAGGCTGCCGTTGAGGTGGCCTCTAATTTACGTCCAGATGACCGTAGAGAGGTCGAAGAAGGTCATGGACTG